CTGAGGAAGGGTGCAGCTCAAATTTTAATAGATGCTGGTATCGAGGTTGATGTGCCAACCTATAACTATCGTCAGATGGCTGATGAAGTTAATGGAATGCTTGCTAGAACAGTTTCTAACCCCACTGGAGATGATTCTGGCGGTAGCGCAAGTACAGGTGGCAGTGGTGCTGTAGTTGTGGGGGGCGGTGTTAGTAGTTCCAGCGACTCCAGTTCTTCTAATACTGCTTCTTCTTCTAACACTGCTGGTTCTGCTAATTCTGCTGATTCAACAGATTCTTCATCTTCTGCAAATACCGGAGGGGGAGTAGATGCAAACGAATCTTTTATGTACGACAGCGCCAATAATGTGTTTGTCGATGTAGCTGGCAATACTTACCCTGCTGGAAACACCAGCGATGTTGATCTTGTAAATGGTGGTTTCTATACGGTTCGTTCTGTTTTAGACGATTCTGGCCAGTTTGTTGCGGAACATGTTGTAAATTCAAACGGCACAGACGTTGCTACAGTTGGATCGATTGACGGGAATGTTGTATTAACTGGAATCGGTAACAACACTACCAACACTGCTACGAATAACACTGCTACGAATAACACTGCTACGAATAACAACACTGCTACTAACAACACTGCTACTAACAACACTGCTACTACTACTGGCACAGGGACTGGAACTGTAACTGGTACTACAACTGGAGGCACTACTACTGCAACCACTACAGGAGGTACTGGCATTCAAGGCACTACAGGACAGCAAGGTATTCAAGGCACTCAAGGTACTCAAGGCACTCAAGGTACTCAAGGTATTCAAGGCACTCAAGGTACTCAAGGCACTCAAGGTACTCAAGGTATTCAAGGCACTCAAGGCACTCAAGGCACTCAAGGCACTCAAGGCACTCAAGGCACTACTGGACAGCAAGGAGTTGCCGGAGCCGCTGGTATTGCTGGAGCTATGGGGGCAACTGGAGGTACTGGAGATTCTGGCGAGAAGGGAGATAAAGGAGAAGCTGGAACCCCAGGAGCGGGATTTGGAGGTGGTGGCGGTGGAGTGAAGTTAGATAGAATCACCACAAGACCCCTGCCAAAGATCGACCTTGATCCAACAACCTTGCTTGAACGCACACTGATTGCCAGAGCGAAGCGCCAACCTCGCCGCCGTAGCGACACTCCGATTACTGATAGCTTTTTTGGCAGAAGGTACTAATTATGACGTTTTTAAATTTAATCAACGCCGTGATGAGAAGGCTTCGAGAAAATACTGTTTCTTCTAATACTGAAACCAGTTATTCGATAATGATTGGCGATCTTATCAACGATGCAAAAACGACAGTCGAAAATTCACATGAATGGACTGCCCTGCGTCAAACGGTTGTTATTCCAACTGTAGCCGATCAAAGCTCCTATGTAATAACAGGGGCTTATCAAGATGCCATTCTGAAAGAAGTAATGAACGACACTTCAAACTGGTATCTAACAGGTAAAACCAGACATTATTTTAACAATCAAAACTATCTTGGAACTGCACCAAAATCCTCCCCTGATTGTTTCACATGGAACGCAACAGACGCGACAGGGCAATTACAGGTTGATGTCTATCCGGTTCCTGATGCTATCTATCAATTGCGCTTTGATATGGTCATTCCTCAGCTAGCTCTCGATGCTGATGCAACATTTTTGAAAATACCAAGCAATCCCGTCATTCAATTAGCTTTTGCAATGGCATTAAGGGAGAGGGGTGAAACAGGGGGTCAAAGCGGTGCTGAACAATTTGGCCTTGCGTCTATATCTTTGGGCGATGCGATCCAACTTGATGCAAACAAATACCAGAACGAACTGACTTTTGTGGCGGTTTAATTAGATGGCACAAGCTCTACAAAACATTACTATAGCTGCACCGGGTTTCGCTGGAATCAATACCCAGGACGCTCCTTTACAGCAAGAACCTTCATTTGCTGCTGATGCCACCAATTGCATCATCGACAAAGAAGGAAGAGTGGCTGCGCGGAAAGGTTACTCGATGGTCAGCTCAAATGGAGCCGCTGTACTTGGGACAAGTGCGGGAATCGAGTCGATTGGTGAATTTGTTCAAAACGATGGAACCAAGATCGTCTTTTCCTGCGGCAATAACAAGATATTCACAGGAACTTCAACTCTTGTTGATGTAACCGGAAGTCTGACGATTTCAGCTAATAACTGGTCGATGGCTAGTTTAGCCAACAAATTCTATTTTTATCAGATAGGCCACGCCCCTTTAGTTTATGACGCTTCAACTAGCGCATTAACTACTATTGCAGCTCACGCTGGCGCGGCAGGAACAGCACCGCAGGGGAATGTCTGTCTTGCAGCTTTTGGCCGAATCTGGGCCGGGGATGTTACAGGCAATAAGCATACGCTTTATTTCTCAGATCAACTGGACGGGGTTGATTTTAGTGGCGGCAGTAGCGGAAGTTTGGATTTAACAACTGTTTGGCCCGGTGGATTTGATGAAATTGTTAGTCTGATAGCTCACAACGATTTTTTAATCATCTTGGGCAAGCGATCCATTTTGCTTTACTCAGGAGCAGGAACCCCTTCAACAATGGTGCTTGCAGATACAATTCTTAATATCGGAATTGTTGGAAGAGATTGCGTTCAATCGACAGGCCAGGACATTCTGTTTCTTGATTATTCTGGAGTGCGTTCTTTAGCTCGAACAGTTCAAGAAAAGAGCAGCCCTCTCGGTGACATTTCCAAAAACGTAAACAGCGATATAAAAACCAGAGTTCAGGCAGAAACGGGGATTATTAAAACAATTTATGACCCTCAAAATGCGTTTCTGTTAATCAACTTCCCAAGTGTCGGAGTGGTTTATTGCTTCGACACCAGATACCCGCTACAGAATGGCAGTTACCGGGCAACAACCTGGACGGCTATGAATCCGTTATGTTTTACGGTCACAGATGCAGATGAACTTTATATCGGTGTAGCGACCGGAATTGGGAAATATGACACTTATAAAGACAATGCTGCGAGCTATGATTTGCAGTATTTTTCACATCCGCTGGCATTTGGGGATTCTTCCAGGCTGAAATTCCTGAAGGGAGTCAACGTAACGACATTTGCTGGCGCTGGTGCTACGGTAGTTCTTAACTGGGCCTACGATTATAGCGGTGATTATCAGAAGCAAGCCTATACGCTTTCAGCTTTTAGCGCAGGGCAATACAACATCTCCGAATACAATACAGCAGCGGCAGAATATGAATCGTCTTTTACATTAATCAACAAAGAAAAGGTGAATACAGGCGGTAGCGGTAGTTCGGTTTCAGTTGGATTAACAACCACTGTTGACGGCACAGAGATCGCTTTCCAAGAATTGAATATTCACTCTCTGATCGGAAGGGTTATATAAAATGAGCAACTACACTCCCGTCACCAATTTTACCTCGAAGAACTCCTTACCTAGTGGAAATCCGCTCAAGGTTTTGAACGGGGTTGAATTCACAACAGAATTTACAGCTATCCAGACAGCGGTTAATTCAAAGCTGGATGCTGCTGATGGTACAGCAACCGGGACTCTCTCCTGCGTAAACCTGAGCGTTAGTGGAACCTTTTCGGGAGCTACGACTATTGATGGAGGGACGTTCTAATGGCTATTAATTGGGGTGAAACGGCGGGTAATGCCTGGGACTGGTTCAACAGCGATAAGAGTTCTGGACTGAGAAACATGATGGGTGCTGCTGGTCAATTAGCTGCCTCCAAACAGGCCACTAACAGGCTGTCGGACCTTTCTGACAAGGCAGTTACCAGAATTGGTATGCCACCTGGGAGTTTTTACGACACCATAAAGGCCGACACTAAATTCACTCCCTTTTCTGTAACTTCCAATCTTGGGAATGTCGTTACTAACCCTAGTGGTGGTACAGGCTTTAATCTGAATGCAGATCAAACAGCTCTTGAAAATAGCCTTAGAACAGGCGGCAGTAGTCTCGTTGATGCCGTTCTTGGCAGAGGTGGCTATGGCTCTCCGAAAATTGGGCCAGATGGTCAGCCAATGCTTGATGCTGCTGGTAATCCGATTTTTGAAGATAATATGCGGTCGGAGCAAGACGCATTGCTAGAAATGCTTCAAGTTGGTGGTCGTGACGCAGCAGGGCAGAATTATCGAGATAGATCGCTGCAAAACTACATAGGATCAAACCAATCACTGACCGACCCTTTTGATGCGACAAATCTCGCAACTTCAGAGAATGCTTTATTTAACCAACTTCAAGCCATGCGTCAACCACAGCAATTGAGAGATCAACTTGCTCTCGATGAAAAGCTATTTTCGCAGGGAAGAACTGGCCTTCAGACAGCAGCTTACGGCGGTAGCCCTGAGCAATTTGCGCGAGAACAGGCCATAGCTGAACAAACGGCACAAGATCAACTCCTGGCAATGCAGCAAGCCAGAACGGATGCGGCAAATATTTCTGATAGAAGGCAGATGGGAATCGGCGAAGCCCGTGAGGATCAGGCTCTCGCTAGTGATCAGATACTTTCTGCACTTCAACAGCAAATCCAAGAGAAAGAAGTTGGCGGCGACTTAGCAACAAGATTCCTCGAATCTTCGTACCAGCCTGGGTCGGAGTTAGTTGGAATGATGCAGCCTTCCTTGAATTTAGCGAACATGGCTACCACAGCAGGGCAACAGCTTGGCGGTTACGGTCGTGACCTAGCGGGACAAGAACTTACATATGATCTTGGAACTGAGCAGATGTCGGCTGATATACAGAGAGAAGCTCTAAACAGCATCTTTGGTTTGTTGATGAATGAGCAAGCGGCTAAAGGCAATGTTGGGGCAAGCGCAGTCGGCAACAAAATGGCCGATTTAACGGGAATTAATTCCTGGGGCGATCTTTTTGGCAAATTTAGCATGATGGGCTAGAGGATAAAAAATCATGGCGCGAATAGAAGATATAGAGTTGGCATTCGATGACATCATTGACACTCCTTTGAAAAGACGAAGGCAAGTGGATGAACTTAGCCAACAAATCCGAAACCGTTACGACCAATCTGGGCATCCATTCTCTGTGCTTGCTGGCGGTATTGCTGGCAGCATTCCAGGTATCACTGAGAATTTTCGGCGTGGCGCGAGGGACATGGGTGGTAGAGCCTTTCAGACGCAAGGAGAGGGATTAGCAGAGCAGTTGCGTGGAATTGATACAAGTACTATCCCCGGACAAAATCAGGTGTTAACGATGGTATCGCAAGTCGATCCAGGCAGAGCGCAAGCACTGAAACAAATGTTTGACCAGAAGAATATAGAAGCGGATCAAAGAGAATTTGAAGCGCAGAAATTTCAGTTTCAGAAAGACCAATTTACGGAAGATAAGAGAGCCTCGGAGGTTGAAGAAGGTTTAGATGTCCGAGAAATGGAATATAAAGAAGGGGTTTTGGATCAGAAGGTAGCTGAGTATTTAGCTGAAAAAGGCAGCGCAGAAAATAGACCAAATTTCTATCAACGAATGGCGGCGGAATTTGCAGATAATTCAGAAATTCAATCCGTGTTTCAGGGAGCGGCAGCGACCAATGCGCCTAGCGCCGATGTAAATACGATGTTGAGTGCTTTATCTACAAACCGAAAAAAACAAGATACAGAAAGGTTCGTTAATCACTTAATGGTAGAAGGGAAGCTCACTAGAGTTCAGGCTGAAAATATGAACTTAATGATAGAGCAGAAACTTTTCGAGCCAACGGTACAGGCAGACGGAACGGTTATAATGCCGAATATGGTTAATATACTAGCTAGACAGGCTGGAAATACAGATTTAACTGAAGAGGATATGGTTATGACTATACCCCCTGCCGCATATGAAGTAACTAATTACGATATAGCGGAAGAAAGAACTTTATACGCTCAACATGAGTTTGTGCCTGGATTGAGAAACTGGTTTCAAAGGGAAGGTCAAAAATTATACGGACAGGTTGAACCGGGATGGATTGACCTGAGAAGGCAGGAAGCTCAAAACACTGTAAACACAATTATGACCGGGCTACGAGCAGCGGCCAGGTATGAAATAGGAGCGGCAAGGCTATCAACGAGCCTTGTGGAGATGATTGATAGAGAAATTGGACTAGAATCAAAAGCCTTTGACAACCCAGATTTGTATTTGACAAAACTTAGAACCCAACATCATCGTATGAAGAGGGAAAGACTGAGGATTGAGGGGATACCAACATCTTCCCCGGCAGGTCGAGAGCAGCAAATTGACATATTATCCCGTCTTGATAAAGCAATACAGGAAATCGGGCTAGATGATAAAATTATTGCCCCATCTGAGTTAAGTGTGGAAACGGTTCAATTAGCTACTGAGGATGAACTGCGAGAATCTATAGCGGCAATGCCAGATGATGCTTATACGGCCCTGAGTCAAGATATAAAAGATGCCCTTGAAAGACGGCTTTAAAGGTAATACCTATGGCAAATGGTGAAAAAAGCGAAAGAGAAAAACTTCTTGAGAGGATTCCTGCGCCAGATCGTAGGTCCGAGCCAAGACCAGAGGTTCCTGGTGCTGAACCCGGCTTCATGACTGCTCTTGGTGCTGGTATCGTTCCTTTTTATGGAAAAGCGCCTGATGAAAATTCGAGTGTTTGGTATCGTCAAGGCCATATGATCGGAGAGTCAATTCTTGGGGGAATAACAATAGGCAAGGGTGCTACATATGTCCCTAAAGCACTAGAAACCGCTAATAAAGGCATAAAAATAGCAAATAATATAATTCAGGCTATCGGTAATAGCTACAAA